CCCGACCAGGAGTCGTACTCCACGTAGCGGTAGACGCCGGTGTCGAGCTGGACCCGAAGGGACCCTGCCGTTGGCGTGTCGGCCGGGATGGCAGCCGTAACGACCAGCTGCGTCTCGGCTCCTCCAGATAGAGTCGTGTTCAAAATAAGCTGGTCAAAGTCGGGCGCGCCGGCCTGGTTGTTCACTACCAGTACCCGGTCGCCTGAGATGAGTCCGAAGACCGTGAAATCCTGGAGGTTGGGCGGGTTCCAGGTCGAGCCCACAAGGTCAGTGAACAGGTCAGCGGCGGCTGTCTCGGACGGCTTCATGCCGATGCCGAATGCTCCGATGAACGCCGTTCCGGTGAATGTCCCGATGAACTCGGGCTTAACCGTCCGGGCAGTCGCGGCCCCGTTCTGGTCGGCGAACGCACCGGTCGTCCCCCGCTGGAAGATGACGTAGTTGTTGCCGCCGATACCCCCGCTGAGGAGCTGGAGCCAGATGACTCCATCTGCACCGTTGTCGTCGAGGGCGAGGATTCGGCCGGAACCACCCGTATTCGTATTTCCCGTGACGGCGCCGTTGATGTCGATGCTGCCTGTCCCACCGAGGAGCGAGAAGTTGCCGGGGTCCACCCACGTCGGGCTAGTCGGGTCCTCGCGCTGAAGGACGACCGAACCGGTTGCGCCCGCGCCCGAGCTGACGTGGACGACCTTCCCGACGCCGCCCGTGGTCAGGTTCTCCCAGTACTGGCCGGCGGCTGGGACGGTGCCCGTGCCGCCGTCGTAGGCGAAGGACGTACCCCACGCGATGATGGCGTCTTCGGCGAAAGTCTGCAACTCGCCGTCGTAGTCGAACTGGTGGGTGATGCCGCGGAAAAGCGGACCGGTCGTCGAGTGGATGGCCTCTGTTGAGCCGCGACGAGCAATCCACTTCGTTCGCTCGTACAGTTGGTTGGCGGTGCGCGACGCCTTGTCCCACTGCGAGTAGTACGGCTCGTTGACCGCGTTGCCCGAGATGTCGAAAAGCTGGTAACCCTCGGTGTTCACAATGTCGTCCCAGGTGTCAATCGTGGCGGAGTCAGTCTGGTTGTTGAGGTCGTTGGCCGTGAAGAGGGCCGCGACGTTGTTACCCAGGGCAGCGGTGAGGGAGAACTCTGCGTAGGTATCCGATAGCTCACGCGCCCAGAAGATGAGTTTCTTCTGGTCGATATCCGCACCGTTCTGCCGGACCTTGACGAGCATCCGGGTCAGGATACTGGCGGCTGCGTTGGCGTTGATGCCCGTGCTCCAGAACGAGGAGTAGACGGCCTCGTCTTGCCAGAGCTGAATCTGGGTTCCAGATTCCACCGCGCCCACGACGACGATACCGGCGTAGACCGTGTCGCCGCCGGCCTGCGTGATGGACCCATCGTAGAGTCGCTGCGAGGTCGCGTCGTTGATGTTGAAGGGCGCGTTCAGCGTGACGATGTTGTCCGTCGAGCGCTCTGAAGGCGTGGCGGCGGTGATGTCCATGAAGTCGTCGCTGGCAGCCTGGGCGTCGTCGGCCAAGCCCTGGAGCCACCTGTGCAGTTCTAGGACAGTATAGTTCGCTGTCCCTGCAACTGCCCGGATGTCGCCGTCACCCTGAATTTCAAAGTCATCACCTATCGCCATCGTCTACTCCTCTAGCTGTAGTCCAGCGAAAGTCGGTTGTCCCAGACGTTATCAAAAGAGTTGTTACCATCGGCCCAGTCAACAACGATATCTGCACCGGTCTCGGTAATTCGCTTGATGCGCCAGCGCGCGACATCAGTGTCCTCGCCCGGCGAGGCTTCCCCAACGTATGACACGCCGGCTCCCACGTCGTCAAGACGCGTAGTTACGGGATGCCGGATAGTAACAGTTGTCATAGCTATGTACCCACATTCCTAGGGCTCCAAGCCGTTCCCCATGTTACCTGTGGAGTCTTAGTCGGCATCGCTTCCATTAGGAGCTGGAAGAGAAAGAAGGCGACAGCTGCGCGGTCGACTCCAGGAAATACGAAGAGCTGCGAGCCAGAATAGGTTGCGATAATCTTACCCTCATCGTTCTGTATGTACGCCTGCATTACCAGCTCCTGCGCGGTATGCCGTCGGGGTACATCGGCCTCTTGTTGCCGGGTTTGGGGTCGTGCTCGTCAGCCCATTGACGAAGGCCCTCCGACCCATCAGGGTCAGAGGGGCCTTTGAAATCGTCTATGGTTGGAAGGAACTTGTCGCGGACAGCCTTCGACCCGCCGGCCTCGCGCTCTCGCTTCAGGCTGCCAACGGCAAAGCCAGCGGCCTCTGAGCGATAATCGCGTATGACGTCGGGCGTGCTGCAATGCTCGCCGGCAAAGTCGCCCTGCCAGCGAACACCGCAGCTCCTGCAACGGTAGCAGAAGACTGCCATAGTTCCTCCCTTACGTTAGGTCGAGCCAGATGACTATGTACTGGTTGCTGGTATTGTCTACCGGCGTACCGGCTGTACAACCGTCAGCGGCTGCGGTGAACGTTCCGGCGTGAGATATCATCGTAGCGAGAGATGCCTCGGTTGTGAACACGAGGACCGCCACGACCTCATCACCCACGGCCATTCCAGTTGCGGGGATGTTGTTGGGGCCGGTTTCATCTACACCCGAAGCAACGGTTGCTTTCATGAATCCACCAGCTAGCTCGGCCTTGGTCACTGCATCCGCGGCAATTTCATCCGTGCCTACAGCATTCGTCGCTAGCATGTCAGCATCCACAATGCCGTCGAAATCAGCATCCTGAAGGATGCCTGTGATGTCATTATCCTCTGCCGTGTGCGGCGAGGGGACGTTAGTAGCCGGCCGGCCGAGGCCGAGCACGGCCTGTGTCTCTCCGTGTGCCATGTTAGCCTCCTAGAACCTGTAGTCGCCGGCGCTCTCGTAGTAGAGGGTAACGGTGACAGTATCAGTTGCCGCACCCCCGCCGAAGACCTCGACCTCCAGCTTTTTGCTGTTGAAGAGGACCGGCGGTCCTTCTCCGACTGTAGTTCCGTCAACGGCAACGGACTCGGCGGCGAACAAAAATACGGGTCCCTGGTTGCCGCTCGCGTCCAGTGCGTGCGGGACGTAGTTAAAGAGGACACGCCCGGATGCATCTGCATCCGTTCCGTTCCCTGTCGGGTCATCGATGACATCGACCTCGCGCACGCAGAAGCCCGCGAACGTTCCGGTCAACAGGTCGTCGCTGAGTTCGAAGCCCAGCAGCCATGCCGGCCGGTTGGAGTAGCGGATTACGCTCTCGCGCGACTGTCCCGCGAACTTGGTCGGCGCCGCCGTAGGCAGGGAGGTTGTGACCTCGAAATCCTGCTTACGAAGGGCCATATTACACCTCCGCCCAAATGGTCAGGGTGGCGGTGCCGGCGCCCACACCCGAGGGCGTCGCCGTCAGCGGATTCTTGAAGACCTTGCTTCCCTCGTTGATAATGGCGGCACCGTCCGAGCCCTCGGCCGCGTCATAGACGAGGCCCTGGTCAACGGCGGTCGTGAAGTCGCCCGAGGCGACGGTGAACACGTTGTATCCATCGGCATCAACAACGACCCACGAAGTCGTAGTGTCGGTTGACGCGACGTAGCGGATACGGACGGGCCGTACGTACGGTGCCCCGAAATCTAGGTCGGTGGCTACCGTATCGATTGCTCCTGTGCTTCTCTCCTTGAAGGCCATGTCTTACTCCTTGGGCGCTACGCGCCTTCTTGGGGGCCCCAGCCCGCCAGAGACGGGCACGGGCTGGGACCTCGGGGTTTCTTTATTACGAGACGACAACGGTCGTACGAGCCGACCAGGGCCCGATGTTACCAGCGGCATCCTTGAATGCGGTGTACACAGAGTACGTAGCCGCGGTCATTGACGTGCAGCCGGTAACGGCCCCAGCGGTCGTAGTGTCGAAGTCTCCCTTGCGGACCAGTGCCAGGTCCTCGTCGGTGTCGGTGTCACGCGCAAAGACGTAGACGACACAGCCCGTTCGGCCGTTGGCCCCGCCAGTGATGTCGTCCGCGTGAAGGTCGGACTCGACCTGCCCGGCTGCCGCGATGATGGACACGACGCCCGCTGCCGGGTTTGCCGTGCCCTGCGTGGTCGGTGCTGGGATGCGGGGCTGTCCAGAGACCTGCCCCAAGTCGCCCTTGACCACAGCGCCTGCTAGGACGCGCGTCCCGCGACCCGCGGAGCCGAGGGCCTCGCCCCCGTCGCCGTAGATGTTGGACCGCTTGTCCATGAAGGCAGGTGCGGCACCTTCTGCCGTCAAACCAGCGCCCGCGGCAGCGTCACGCTGCCCCGCCCGCTGCGCCGGGTAGCCGGGAACCGACCCACCGAAGATACCGTTCGACCGGTACACGGTGCGGGCAGGGCCCGCCCCCGGGTTCGGCCTCCCGGTCGCCGTAGCGGCGTCCTCGGCGGTACCCATGCGATAGGTGTCGGACTCACGGAACCCGGTGCTGTCCTCCACCCCGCCGGCAGCGATGCCGGTGGCGTGGGTTATGGACGAGTCACCGATGGCAGCCGTTGAAAGGACCGGCCCGACGTACGTGCCACCGGCCGCCCCCCTCAGGGCGCGCTTCGGCTTGGAAGTCGTGCGCTCCTTGATTAGGTTGGCGTTGGTGACCTCGGGGTTGTGGAGTTCCTTGTCAACGTTTGGCATGTTACACCTCCACCCAGAGGGTGACCCTTTGCCAGTCGCCGTCCGTACCGGCCGCGATGGTCGCGGTCACTGGCGACTTGGCGAACACGCCGGCAACCATGCCCTCGGTGTCGGCGGAGGCGTCCCCTGCGGCATCTACGTACAGCGCCTCGGGATATCCAACTATGCGGAATACCCCAACCGTGGAGGCGGCTGAAACAGTCGTACCGATGGCGGCTTCCTGCTCAGTGTACTCGTCGGATGTGGTCCCACCCGCGTCGAACGCCGTTGCGACGAGCAAAAGTCGCCCGTCCGCATCCGTCAACTCCAGCGTGTTGTTCGTGTCCACGTCGGCGTCGTCGCCCTTGAACTCGAACCCAAGAACCCTAGCATAAGCGGACCCGAGCCCGATATTTGCGCGTGCCTCGCCCGAGACCGCACCCCCGCCAACGTGGCTGGTGCCGGTCAGGAGGTCGGCGTACCTCTTCTTTACGGTCATGTCCTACTCCTCTGCCCCTTCATCCGGGGTATCTTCGGGGCTCCCCAGGCCCGCTTCGGCAAGGTACTGCCGTTCCACGCTACCGCGCGGGGGACCGAACGCCCTGAGCACGCCCCTGCGGGCCTGCCCATGTCGCTCGGCTAGGATATAGACGTCGACATCCGTCGGCGCTACTCCCTGTATCGTCGCAATGGCTCCAGTAACATTCTTGTTTGCTAGCACTGCTTTAGCTTTCTCCACCCGGTCCTTGACCGATTTAACGCTGCGACCAGAACGAGCAGCGGCTGCCTTCCGGGCTAGCCGCATATTCTCCCTGCGTCGCGCGTCTCGTTCAGCCCACCGGCTGGTATAGACTGGAGCAGTTCCAACGTTTCCTGTCATGTTCTTAAGAGCCATCATTCCTCCCGTTGTCGTAAGGGGCCGGGGCACGAGGGCCACAATCCGGCCCCCTACGAGTCGGTTACCTAGACGACGGTATTGAGGATGAGCCCGTGGCTACGGCGCGAGTCCGTAATCAGGTTACCCATCGACAACACCAGGGCCGTCTTGGCGTCCTGGTTATACGGCCGAACGAACTCGGTCGGCGAGAGCCAGGAATCCGCGTGCTGCACGAACTCCAGGCGGTCGGCATTCAACATGAACCAAGCCCCTCCACCGGCCACGGTGTTCAGACCATCGTGCCACGCACCCGACGTGGGAACGTCGGGGTCGAAGACGACCTCAGCCGTCTTGTGCGCGATGGTCTCGAACCCCAGGTCGGCCGCGCGCAGCGACTGGAAGCGGATATTCGGGACCGCGAGGGCCTCGTACGCTTCGAAGTTCGCCTGCGTGGTCAGCTCCAGGTCAACCTTGGAGCGGTCAACGCGAATGCTGTTATAGAGGTTGTTCAGGCTATCGACTCCGTCAAACGTGGTCAGGTCCACGGGGGACGTGACTAGGTTCGACCTCCACCAGGTGTACGTTGTGGCACTAATGCCACCGAGGTGAGTATCGGTCGTCGAGGCGCCCGTCGGGAGGGCAGCGCCGGTGTCCGAGGACCCATACTGCTTTCCGTCTGAGACAATCCCCATCAAACCGATGAAGTCCTTAGCGCCGTTTCCGTTGCCGGAACCGTAGAGCATGGCGTTAAAGTCGTCCGCGATGGACAGCTTGAGCTGGTCCATCTTGGCCTGAAGCAGGTTGACAAGCTGAGCCGAACCGCTGTTCTTCTTGACCTCTTCTCCCGAAATGGTCACAGAGCCAGCGTGCTGGCGCCACTCGTACTCAACCCAGCCAAGACCTTCCTGCGGCGTCACGTCAAGGAGGTCGTAACCAGAGTACGAACCCACCGTGTCGTTGAACGCGAACATGAGAGGTCGCCGGATGACTGTCCCGCCGTCAACGTTGATGCGTGCCTTCATATTGAGCCACGCAAGCAACACATTTTCGTTTGATATCTGGTCAGTCAGAACCGGCCGGACCTTGTCCAGCGTAGTCGTGACCAGAACATCAAACTGGTCGGCGTAAATGGACATATCTTGTTTCTCCTAGCGAGTTTACTCGTTCTCCGGAACAGCTATGCGACGACCCTTAATGGCATCGCGCCAGCGGAGCTTGGTCTCTTTTTCCGCTTCCTTCGCTGCGACCGCGACCGCGTCTCGTAGACTCATGCCGGCCTTTACGCCGACAGAGGTCCCGGACGAGGAGCTCGGCTTCGGACCTGCCGAAGCTTCCCTCTTCGACGCTTCGAGACGGGCCTTGGCTACTGCCTCCTCCACCTCGCGCTTTGCAGGGGCGGTAAGACGGAAGTAGACGGCCTCGGGAGACGGAATGCCCTCCTCAATCGCGTACTGAAGGACCTGAACCCGCTCGAACGGCAGCTTGCCGTACGTCGATTCTAGGTCGTCGAGTGTCGTGTTCCAGGCGCTTTCAACCGCACGGGTCGTCTCGCGCTGAGACATCTCATCGACGGTTTCCTCCAGCTTCATCACGGTCTTGGCGAGCGGTAGAACCACCGGCGCCAGCTGCTCGTACTCGAGAGATTCGGGGTCCAAGCCGAGGGCACGCATGATGTCCTCATCGCTGACCGGCCCCTGCGTCTCAGGTTCCGGTGCCGGCTGCTCTTCTGGCTTCTTCGCCAGTCGTTCCTGGAGCTTCCGGATGGTACTATCCTGCTGCTCAAAATGAGCGATAACTTCCGCTCGCTTCTCGCTCGGAAGGCCGTTCAAATCTACGCCCCAGTACTCGGTAGGAGATTCATCTGTGGTTTCACCCTCGGATGAAACTTCTTCCTTGCTGGTAGCCTCGACTGTACTAGGCGGAGCCTCGCCCGGAGCAGGCTTATCGGGCGTCGAAGTTTCGGGGTCGGGAACGGTCTCGGGCGGCTGGCCTCCTTCGGCCTCCCACCTGTTCCAGTCTTCCTCGTCTTCTGCTTCGGCTGTCAACGGATACTTCTCAACCGCCTCCGCTAGGGCGGTCCTCAGCTCAACTTGCTGCTGAGCCTTAAGCTCGTCACGGCTCTGTGCCATGGCAAGCCTCCCTTCGTTGTACCCCTCGCCCTCGGCGCCGTTGCGCTGTGGCTAGGGCCTCGACAGAGCACCGCGTCGGACTCGGACCGACGACTCCTGGGTGGAAGCCAGGTGCGTTTCCTCTACGCTAGCGGTGCGTGGTTTACAGGTACTGTCCAGTAGTAGGCGGTGTAGTCGTATCCGTGGGATTAAAGAGCTTTCTGGCATCATCCATACTGAGATGATAGGTGTCTTTCTTTCCCTCGTCATGTATGCTGCCGTACGCTCGAGCTAGCATCTTACCAACGCGCGCCATAATAACTACATAGGTCACAAAGGAACTTACTGCGGCAGTTAGAGCGGCAAGTAGACCAGCTTCCAAGATGGTCATACGCTTCTCCTAGCTTCTGGCAGGCGAAATACTAAGACCCGGTGGGGAGCTGGACGCGGGCTGCGGCGCAGCAGCAAGCTGCGTCGAGACCATTTCACGCTGTCTTTCAGCTTCAACCTCTTCGGGAGTCTTGATGAGTCCCCGAATCTCGTCCTCGCGTAGGCCGATGGCGCGATAGACCTGCCTCATTAGCTCGTTTCGGTCAGTTTCGGGCATCGCCACCGCTAGGTTCATTACCTGCAGCCACCTCTGGAACGTCTCCTCGCGGGTTAGGTTCTCGCGCGGAGTCAGCGAGATGCGAATGTCCGCATCCATCGCTATATCCTCGCGGTTCCACTCCCATACAAACTCCTCACCAAGGTCGTTCGTGTAGCGAAGTATGCGGTCACGGTCGTAGTACACCTGCATTAGCTGCAGCATGGTACGAGCGACGTCGGTGTACCACTCCTCTAGAGCCGCCCGTCTTTCAGCCTGACGGTTCTGACCGGCCGACGTGACGAGCTGCGTTTCGGTCGCGGTCGTACGACGGGATGGGAAGACACCACGAAGGACTTCGTTAGCACCAGTAGCCTCCTTCATCTCGGCCTGAATCTTCTCAGGAACCTCGAAGGTCTCCTGCGGCAGCGGTGGGGGCACTAGCGGCTGCACCTCGCTGGCAACGTGCTCCTCCTCCAGCGGGACATACTCGCCCCAGGTGGTCGACTCCAGAGCCTTCTTGCCGGCCGGTGAGAGCGCCCTAGCCGGTCCGATGAGCTTCGGGATAGTACGTGCAATGTGCGTCGCTAGGTTGCTACGATACTCGTCCAGTTCGTCTAGGGACGGCCGGATAACGCGCATGTCGCCGACACCCTCAAAGCGGCCCGGCAGCCAGCGCACGCCTAGGAACTTGAACGGGGAGCGGTCTTCGAGGTCTAGGTTTAGCATCAGGGGGTTGACCCGCTGATGCAGCACCAGGTCGGTACGATTGCGGGGAAAGACGGTCACCAGGCCGGTCTCAAAGTCCCACATCTCGACGAGGGTTACGCGAACGGAATCCTCCTTCTCGTCTTTCGAGAGGCCCTCAACGTCGCTGTAGTCTCCTGCGATTCCTACCGCGTCGATGGTGGAGTCGCCCTCCAAGCCGTTTAGCAGCCGGTCACCGACGACCTTGCCATAGCGGTCTTGGACGAAGGCGCGAAAAGTCGGATTCAGGGTAACCTCGGGCGTCGGGTGCCGCGTGTACTGTGCCACCCATCGAACATCTTCAGCCTGATTGGCGCTGGGGTCATAACGGACCATGTTCCAGGGAACATAATCAACGCATACGCGGTCGCGTAGCACGACCTCAACATCCTCGACCAACGCTATTTCGCCCGAGGCGAGAATGTCATCGATTGTCCGTTGGTCGCCGTTCTTGACCACCTCGGTAAGTTCGGCCTTGACGGCTGCGTCGGGGCGGTCTCGAACCTCCACGTCGGTCACGTAGTCGTAATAAACCTTCACGACTCCGAGGTCGACGAGGAGCGCGTCCTTGACGGCCTTCTTAGCCCTACGCGCGCCCTTCGTGTCGTGCCAGCTTTGGTTTAGCGCACTCGTGGCAGCTACCGCTTGCTCGGGCGTACCGTTGCCAACCGCCTTAGCGATGAACTCTACATCAACTGCAGTCATCGAAGCAAACATCGTATCGATGATGCCGATGCCGTTAGTAACGTTGACCCGGTGACCCTCTTCGGTTACCTGGTCTTCCTCTACCTCGTTGGCGTAGCGAGCAACAAACGCCTCACGCTCGGCTTTCGTCTTCGCAAAGAGCTGGTCCGCCGACGTCAATCGCCGACTATAGACTTTGAGCATCGACTCCTCATCGGAGTAGACGCGAAACGTATCTATAGGCATACTAGCTCCTAGGTACGATTGGTGGGGCCTCGAACGTAGGTCGAACAGCCTTGCGCTTTGGCCCGAGCCACTTCTTGGCCGGCGGGTTCAACAGCTGGTCAAAGACATGACCGTAAGTATCTGGTGTCAGCAGCTCGCTCGGCGTCTCAGATTCGTCCTCGCGTGCATACAATCCTAGCACAACGGCAGTTCCATAACGCACGGCATCAACGAAGTGTGAGGTCCAGTCATGAACGGCCGTGTTGCCGATGCGAATGCCGTTTCGGTCGACGTTCCACTTATGAGACGCGAATGCCTGTGCAACCTGGTCTGCGTTTGGAGTTCGAACCCAGACTCTTTCTCCCGCCATCATGTTATTCAGGATGCGGATGGCGTAGTCCTGCGGCCGCTTAGGCGCCGCCGTAACCGGCACACCTGCAGAATTCAAGTCACTTATGACTGACGTTCCAGTCGACGGGTTACGTTGGTGACCAGCCGGGTCCCCGAAGTTGCCCAGGGGACGAGCTCCGTCAAAGGACTCTGCGAGCTTGGACTTCCAGGCTCGAGCCCAGTCCACAGCCGCCCACTCTTTTGCAGCGATGACGTCGAGCACGTAGAGCCAAGGAACCTTGACCTTGGCTCCTCCCCGTTTCTGTGAGGCATCTGACCTTTCCTTCCACTCGACCTGCGCGAACACGCACACACCTAGGTCTCCGTAGCCGAAATCCCAGAACGTGTACAGGGGTAGGTCAGTCCTGTACTTTAGGTTGGGCGAGACGAACGTCTCTGGGTCCCAGTACGGGAACACACCGCCTTCAACCACTCCAACGAAGCGGCCGAGGACCTCCTGCTCGTAGAAGCGTCCCTCCCAGGAGTCCTCCAGCGCCTTAACGTACTCAGGCGGAAGGTGCTTGTTCTCGTGTGTTGGCGCACCAAACCAGTCAGTGTCGTCCCACACGTCCACAGAATCTGGGTGAAAGACCGACCACATCCAGTCGTGGCCGTTAGGCGTCGAGCAAACCCAAGCCGCGCGCTTGTAGCCCTTCTGACGAAGCCGGCCGGTGACCAGCTTCCAGTGGTACAGCGAGACATTACGGCCCTCGTCGATGAACACCCCGGCAAGTTCAGGACCACGCATCACGGTGTCAGGGTCGTCTAGAGAGCGGAAGAGGATGGTGCCGCCGTTGGGGAGGTGCAGCTCCTTCTTCTGCTTCTTAAAGGACTTGTCCCAGTCTGCGACGCCTGTTAGCGCCAGGATTTCCTGTGCCGGCGGTACCACTGCGTCCATGAGAAGCGGATACGTTGCAGCCGCCACCGTAACTCGTGGGCCGTGAAACTGACCTTCTGGCTTAGTCTGCATCGCGTACTTAAGGGCGCGAGCGAAGCCGGCATAGGTCTTACCACTTCCCACACCACCGATGTACGCGGAGTAGAGGTGTTCGTTGTGAACGAACGCCTCCTGAGCACCAGGGTTGAGCTCGAGCTGCCCATAGGCCCTAGAGCTCACGCCCGCACCGCGGACACACTAGTCTCAGGTACGTATTCTCCTCGACTAACAGCTGAGGTTCCTGATGTCCCCGGACGTGGCATACGGCGAGTCTTACGACCTCTTCCAGGTCCCTCAAGGCGTAGACGAAGAGTCGCCAGCTCTTGTCGAGTAAAGTCATCAAGACCGCTTCCTCTCGTGCGCCAGCAGAAGCACGTCTCCCAGCGCGCACCAGGCAACAGCCTACCGCACCTAGGACACGTCTCCGGTGACCAGCGTTTCGTCACGTTCCTCGCTTTTTGCCGGCGCCGCGGTAACCGTGGGCATATGCGGCTCGCGCCTGCTTGGCAGCGCCCTTACGAGTCTTGTACACCTTGCCCTGGCTGCCCCACTTATAGCCGCCCTTAACCTTTCGAATCGGCACAGTGCTCACACTCCAGGTCGCGCCCTAGTGGCACCGCAGGCGTTGGCCTACGGCACTTCGGGCACGTCACGTACAGGACCCCAGTCTTCACCGGTGGACCTCGTAGCGCCAGAACGACCACCAGGACAGCACGATACCCAGTAGCATCAAGATGGGCTGCCCCACGAAGAAACCAACCGTCGCCATGGCGCCGGCCATAGAGCCAGAAACCAACATGGCCGCTCTAAACTTCTCGGGTGTCACGCTACGCCCCCTGTCCGAGACCGGCGTGGCCCCCGCCGCTGCCGCCCTTACCCATGCCCTTGCCCTTCTTAACGGGACCATGCTTTGGACAGGGGTCAACGGCACACTTACCCTTGCCGTGGTCGGCCACTATTCTCCACCCAGCTGAACGTAGTCCTGCACGAACTCGGCGGCGTTCTTCTCCAGGACGGAGTCTATCGCCTCCAGCAGCTCGTCCAGCTCGTTCTTGACCGCCGTGGTGTCCACCCTCTCCAGCTTCTCGTCCACAGCGACCTTACGAGTCGTCTTGGCCTTTTCCTTCTGTGCCCGCTCGCGTTTCACGGGTTGCCTCTCTAGAGGCGGTCTCCGACACCTCGGTCAAACGGCCTACGCCTCAACGGGCCGAACCCTCCTCCCAGAGGGACAGGGCACGGCGCGCGGAGCCTCGAGGTGCGCGGGCTAGCCCTGCGTGTCAGAAGTTCTAAACAGCTCATCAGGGGTTGGCAACGGCTGTTCGTTCGTGTCAACCTCCTTCAGACGTGAGCTCGGCTTCCCTAGCCGCCACTCAAGCGCCCGTACTACGGCCTGCAACCGCGTCTCGGGTTTCAGGGCCTCAAAGGCCCCCTTCCCGAAGGCGGCATCGAGCAGCTCGTCAGCGAGAGCTGGCAGTCTGTTGGCTATGGCCTCAAGAGCGCGGTCCTCTGGAGCCAGAGCCTTGCGACGTCTGGCCCTACCGCTGGCCTCCCCGGCCGCCGTTCCGGTCTCCGGGTTAAACGGCATCGTAGACTCTACCCTCTGCCGCACCCTCTACAACCCAGCCCCAGTCACGGCCCTTTACGCGCGGGTCCCACAGCTTCAGGGTCCAGCCCCCACAAGCGCAAAAGACAGAATCGGGGTCGTCAAGAGCGGTTTCAGAAAATCGATGAACCTGACGCCTAACTGGCCGGTCCTCTACCGAACATTCGTTTTGCACACGTTCCTCCCACGTTCAGACATACGTCTGGGCTATGCTTAAGGACGTTCAGGGGTTACGTTCAAAAGCTGCAGCTTGTCGCTTAAGCGGCCGGTCAACCCTACGACTAAGGCCGCTTGGTTCCCAGCAGGAACCTCACCGCCGGTCCGGTGTTTGGCCCCTCCACTCGGCTACTGGCGTAGCCTCGTAGGTTCCCCGTACTAGCCCTCTACACTAGGCGGTATGATGCGGGGGTAGTTTTGTTTCCCTTGGGCTGCAAGGAAAAGCACTTTGAACGGCCATTCAAGAAATCTCAACATTCTCCAACTACGTAGGCGAGTTTGTTGCACGAACGTTGCACGAAAATAACGCAACGCGGACTACCCAGCCAAAGGACCTAGGTCTTAGGAAGGGGGTTGGTTGCCGTCCCGCCTAGGCCCTTGGTCGTACGTAGCGTAGGCCGGCCGAGGCGCGTCTAGTGCTTAAGGCGTAGGGCGCCCCCAACCAGACAGTAGTACCATTGACCTAGGGCCTCCAGCTCGTCGCCTGACCTGCCGGCCTACTACTAAGGACCTATTGACCCCTGCGTTCGCCGTGCTATACTGGTCCCAGTGAGGAGAGGAGGTGAGACTAATGACCTACGACACGCAAGGGTGGCGGTCGGCGCACGACCTAGGCCGTTGGGCCAACGCGCGTCACCCGCTACCGTGCGACCGCATGGACCTACGCGACCTCATGCGGCCGGACGACCTAGGTCCTTCGATGGTGGCGGGCTTGGGAGCGTCCTACGACGTTCTGGCGGCTGCTGGCACCATTCGGCCTAGGGCAAAGAGCGCCGTGGCCCCGGTCTCAGTGTACCACCTCGAGGCCGATGGGACTAGGACGTTCGTCCGAGTGGACGAGCCGAAATGCCTAGGGCGTAAGCCTAGGGTCAAGGTCGTGCGACCTAAGCCCGAAGTCACGCTCGTGTCCCCCGGCGTCGCGGTCGTCGACTGGGATGTCCTACGTCGTTCGGCGGGCATCATCCGAATGGGCGAGTTCGACTAGGCCGAGGGACCTAGTACGTGAGACCTAGGGCCGCCGGCTGCTGGGAGGCCGGTGGTCCTAGGTCTTTGAGTGGTTGACGAGCGTGGTATGCTGAAGGTAGGGCAGGAGTGACACTGCGGCCTGCCTGAACGGGACTAAGGTAGCTGGCCTCGCGCTCGTGTAGCGGAGACCCGCCTAGTTCTTTCGTCCTACACCCTTTGTGGGAGGCGACGTCGGACGGTGTAGGGCGATGGCACTAGGACGAAGGGGGGTGACTACATCCTTTGTCGACCACAACTGAAGATGCGTTCGAGCGGTGGATGGCTAGGGTTGACGCTAGCCTAGGCCGTTGGACCGGCGGGCTCACGAACCGCGACCTGGCGGACTACGCCTACCGCGATGCGTTCGAGTCAGGCGACCGCCCGGTTGACGTAGCGCGAGCCGTGCTCGAGGAGGAGGGCTACCCGTTCTAAGCCTTTCGTCCTACGTAGTTCTACGTAGGGCGATGGACGTAGAAGGGAGTAGGGCAAACAGCCTATTGACGGGCGTGGTACGCTTAGAGTAGGAGGGCGAATGGTTCACCAGGTGGACCGGACGCGCCTACCCGAACAGTGGCGTTGTACCTGCGGGTGGTTGACCGTGATTGACCGCCCGCTGGACACTGCCGCGCAGGTTTCAGCGGCCGAACAGTGGTTGTCGCACCTGCGACGGCTAACGATGCTGACGGGTAGTGAGGCGTCCTACCTAACGCTGCTCGACTAACTGGGCCGCGCGTCCCTGCCTAACGGTCAGGAGTAGGCAGGGGCGCAGGGCGTAGGCTAGCCCTATTTTCATGAGCACGGGTGGTGTGCGTTTGGAAGCGCGACCGGGCCGCAACCCCGGCGAGGCGTTGGCTGACCAGGTTCGAATCCTGGGCCACCCACCCTACGGAAGGTGGACGGGGGGTGAGAACGTAAGCTATGGACAACCTAGGCGAGCGCGACCTAAGCCGCGCTTGCTCGGACTTTCACTTGTTGGAGAGGCTAGAGGCTAACGGCCACGAACACGCCGGGAGCATGTTGGAGCAGCTTGAAGGCGAGCTGGCCCGCGAGTTCTCTGAGTACCTCTCCGTCGTCGTAGGCGGCGAAGCCCGTTACGTTACAGGTACGGGCGACGACGATTACGAATGCTATGGATGCGACGACTGTTGGATTCCATCGCACGACGACGACGACCCTTGTGAAAACGACGTGGCAGAGTGTCCGGAGGAAGATAGTCCGGACTACGATGCCGACAATTGTGGTGACGTAGGGTGGACGAACTGCCACCACGTCACGTACAAGTGCGATGCGTCGTCCGAGTCAGGGTGCGGCGAGTACGAGACCTGGGACTGTGAAAGCGCCCAGGGACGCATGCTTGACGAACAGGTTCCAGCGTCCATTCGTGACATGCTGGAACGGTGCGGTTGGGCACGCGGCGAGGCTGTCTATCGCGGCGAAGCGTGGGCGGCTTGGAATAAGGTACTGAAACAAGAGGGTCCTAGCATCTTGAAGGACGCAGAGTATGTGTTCCGTAACATACTTGTTAACGGCGGATACGGCGGCGATGGATGGGCAACCGCGGCTGAACTGGCCCATGATTACCTGACGGGCCAGCTAAAGGCCCGGACCTTTGTAGACATGTGCTGGTCCTTAGAGCATAACAACGGGTGCATTTTCGATAAGATGTACGACGACGAAGACTGTAACCGACTGGCAAAGCTGCTAGTTTGGCAGGCTGATGATTTGTACTGGAAACTGGTAGGTTACGCCAGTCCAGAAGTGCAAGCGTTGTGGAACGCTGCTATGCGGCCCGTAGGCCGTGCGTTAGGGATGGGCCGTAGTATTGAGTGGATAGGAGTACAACCGACGTGATTAAGACGCTACGCTGGAAAGCAGATAAGCACGACAACTGGCCTCATACGGGAAAATGGACAATGGCTCATGCGAGTCCACTCTACCCCAAGCTCCGATACGTGGGGCGACGGGCTTTCAGGTGGTTGGATAGCCTAGATACGTGGCACTCTGTACGACTGACGGGACGGACAGTTTGTCGTTCAAGTAACCACAAGGTAGCTGCGTACCACGTAGAACTACCGGATGGTAGCTATGAATGGTGGTTGGAAGAATACCTAGACAAGCTTGACCGGCGGACGTGGAACCGAACGCATGCCTCGGAGTTCTACTCTCCCGACCGACGGAGACCGAAAGAGCGGCTCGGCGAATTACCGCCGATGCCGACGGTGTGACGGCCGCTGAGCGGGTGAACGCGACTAGCTAGCGCGTCACGTAGTGCCGGGCCGTCACCCTTGAGGTGTAGCTCAACTGGTAGAGCGCCGGACTGTTAATCCGGTGGTTGCAGGTTCGAATCCTGCCACCTCAGCTTAGACTCAGACACCGAAGGGAGGTGATGCGATTGAGTCGACGACGAAAGAAGAAGCGATTTGTACCAGCTACGACAGCGACAACAACTTCTTCTAATGCGCGAAGTTGTACGCACTGGCAGGATATCTTCAAGCTCGAAAATGGGCTTGAAGTGCTAGTGTCCGCTTTTATGGACCGACCTGGTTACTGGATTAATACGGAGGCGGACCGGGAGCGGGCGGCTATGACTGTTGAACCCGATATCGGCTTTTACCTGGATTCGGCGTGGGCAAAAGACCACACCGTCACTACTCCGGGTTGGAAGCCTGCGTGGGTTCAAGACGGCGGGCGTACGAAATGGGCCATATACCCATGGTCCGACGGCATGACGCCTGCCAGCACGCGAAAGTTCTTGCCTGCTGCACGATGGCTGCTCAAGCAGCTAAAGCGCGGCAAGGTTGTGGAGACTGGTTGTCTTGGCGCGCATGGTCGCACTGGGACGCTGCTCGCCTCGCTGCTCATACTGCAGGGTGTTGAGCCGTGGACAGCTATAGACCGAGTTCGGAAAACCTACTGTAGTTGGGCCATCGAAACCTCGATGCAGGAGCGGTTCTTGTATGACATATGGACCGACGCAACGGGCCACGAGCAGACAGCCAACCTACCGGAGACAACGCCACGTCGGCTGCCGGCTAGTTACGGCACGCCGTATTACAATACCGCGTTGCCTCAGCCCGACCTCGTTACCGCTGCAAGCGAAAAGGTGCTAGCCAAGCGCACCGCCGACAGCGAGGAAGAATACGAGGAATGGCTGAAGTTGAACTACATCGGTAACCTGCGGAACCAGGCCGACGACGTGAACCAGGCGTGCGGCGACCCGCCCTGCTCGATGCCGAACGAGTGCAACCCCATTGAGGGTGACTGCTTTAAGGCAACCGTCAACGGCACAGCGACGCAAGACCCGTGGGACCGCATCATGGAGACATGGGAAGCGAACAGCGCACAGGAGTATATGTACGAGGAAGGAAGGTGGTGCTGCTAATGGCAATGTATAAGCGCGATTTCACCGACCTAGCGGAAATACTTAGCCGGTTGCGCCCTGAGCCCGGTACCAAGGAGTTCTCGTTGTGGGCGCACCTTGTGAGCGAGCTTGGTACGTTCTGCTACGCGCGAAACGGCAACTTCGACCGCGGCCGGTTCGAGTATGCGGCGGGGTTCGTAATGGGGAAGCCGTAATGGTAGTGGTTGCAGACTACGAGTGCCCGAAATGTGGGGCAGATGAGCCGAAGCCGATGCACGACGTGCTTGGTTGCATACCAGGCTTAATCTTGGGGGTGGACTTCCGTGAACGACGACGTTAGGTGCCTCGACTGTGGCGGCACCATCTACCTAGACGAAACGCAAGACAGATGGCGCCACGTCAAGCACCCGGCGGTCCACAACGCCCGGCTCCTCGAGCACCCGGGGTCGGACGACACCATAGATTCGGGTACCGGAAAGGACGACGTTAACTTCTTCCGCAGCCTTGGTATGAAGCCCGACCGAGACTTGCGGCAGGACTGCGCCGACTGGTACTTGTTGGAATGGTTGGCGCAGGCGCAACAATACGACCCAGCGCGAAGGCGGTTCGACCAGTTGACGCGCGAGCTGGCGGTCGAGTTTGAGACGTACCTCGATATGGCGGTGGGCGGCGAGCTACGGCACGCCGTCCACGTCTTTAGGGGTGAACTCCCGGCCAGTCTAGCGAGCTACTGGCAGTCAGTCCGGGCTACTAACGGCGACCGAAGCCTCGCGTGGCGTGAGTGGACGCGGCTGCGACGTGAACAGCCCCGAGAGACTCTCGTCAAGTGGGTTGACTGGGCTCAGCGCCTCTTCGGAGACGGCGACCGCTGGTCTAGCGGCGAAGTCGGCGGACCCCGCTGGGCCGCAGTCGCAAGCGTGTACAAGTTGCGACTGATAGGGCGAGGTACTGATACATCTTTCGTAGACCGATGCTTCACGCTTGAGCATAATTTTGGAGCCGTGTTCGATAAGGTATACGAAGTTGACGGCCTAACGAAAGTGCTAGAGACACAGATGCAGAACGACTACCAAGGTCTGCGAAGGTGGGCCTCGCCAGAAGTGGTCGAACTAATGAATGAGTGGAAGCTGCAGCAGCGCAGTGACTTTGATTCTGGATGGTTAGGGAGGTGAGGGTAATGATGATGAAGACGCGCTTCTGCTATACGCATGACATAGAGTGGTACTCGCCTGACCATCAGCGCGGTGAAAGCTGTACTGCATGGACTCCCGAGCAGCTAGCTCAGCTACAGCGAGAGGCCGCAGCTGCGGCCGAAGATGAGTGGTGCGAGACCCACGGTCACGGGCCGTGGTGTCCGCACGACCCACGCATACCGTAAAGAGAGGTGAGTACATGACCAAATTTGAGTTTGACGAAGAGTTGGCGTGGGACAATCTTACCAACTCGCTGACGATAGCCTTGTCTAAGCAGGAGGCTACCCTTTACGCCGTAATCTGCACTAACGACGCCGGTCAGTCTAGTCATGGTGGATTCATTGTACCATCCGCCAAAGCAGCGGTTGACGACGCCAAAGAAGCAAACAGGTTGGCACCTGAGGAACATATGTGCAAGTACCTTCCTGTGGCGATAATGCTAGACGCTAAAACATGGACCGAGATAATAGAAGACGGCGCCAAACCAAAGGGTGACGATGTTATCGGCAACGGAGGTTACCTCTAATGGGTAGCGTAACCAAGATTGAACTGCGCAAAGATGGTAGTCGTTGGGTTTACCATCGCAGTCCAGAAGGTGCCTATGCCTTCGTACATCCCATTAAGCAGCCGTGTCCGAAGTGTCCGGGGGGTGAAAAACAATGAGTGAAACTCAGCTAGCGCTATGTAGCTGCCGGGCTGAGTACCAAGACCGGACCTACGGTCGAGGAATACGGGTCTTCAACGTTGCTACAGTTAAGGACCTAATGCATTGTACCGTTTGTCGAAGGGAGGTATCGCATGCGCGAGCTTCAACCGAACGTTTGGCATAGCTTGCCTGCGTTGCTTTCCGAGTTGTTTCAAGCAGAGATTAGAGAACACGAGCGTCTGCGAAAGTACCGTTGGCTAATGGAGATGGTTTGGGACGACGGGAAGGAAGACGATGCAAACTGATACAATGCTGTACGTGTTTGTACAGGCACTGTTCTGGATGGTGGGTGTCTCATCTATCCACACCGTAGTTAGGGGGAGACGATGACCCGCAGTGAGATAAAAGAGTGGTGTAAAGCGAACGGGATTGAGTTCATTCCAGAAGACTGGGGTCAGCGAGACCCAGAAACAGGAGAGGGACTTGAGAACGACCCGTATCTTCCGTCTCGGCGAGACGAAAAGACGTATTCGTTAAGCGGCGCAGATGAGCTTCAAGCAGCAGAACTCGCCCTTCGTAGAGGTGGTGGACACGTAAGCCTACACCTTTGGCCCGAACGAGGAGACGCAGATGAAGATACAGTAGAGGTTCTCGATGACTTTTTCGAGCCGTATCTCTCGTTACTGCCACGAACACAGGGTAACGTGCTGCGTCAGTATATGGGCGAGCGCCGCACGTATGGCGAGCTAGGTGGGCACCATAGCTCAGCCCAAGAGCGCGTGGAACGAGCACTACGGCGGCTTATTCGGCTGGTAGCAGAAGATGACCCCAACTGCCCGGCACCAGGCGGTGGGCGAGGAAACCGTCGAGATTTCGACGGCGAAGTAGCTGCGGCGCATCGGGTACTAGACCGGTACTGGCAGCGTAGGTTTGGGGTCAGTTTCTTCTGACCCCTAGGGGCGTGGAAGGGTTTCGACCCGCGCGGAAGACCGGTACGACCGGACCGGCGGGCACCTCGGTTCGACTCCGAGCACGTCCACCAGCCCGGCTGGTGTAGTTGGTAGCACGAGCGGTTGTGGTCCGCTAGGGCCCGGTTCGAATCCGGGGCTCGGGAGCTAAGAACTAAGCTGCGGTGTCTGCACCTGCAGGTAGAAACGAAGAAGCTCTTCCTTTGCCTCGAAGACCCACATTATGCGAACAACTTCCTCATCTTTCTGCACGGCGGCTGGGGTGCCGGCGAATAGCAGTCGCCAGGACTTTGTTTGCATACACGTTTGAATGTGCTGAAGTAACTCGTCATTGTGGACGAGGTCCTTGTAGAGAAAGTCGTAGATACGCGTTTCAACGCCCATCAGCTGGTTTCCGGAAGTACAAGACGAGCGTCGGTCCGCCCGCGACGTGCTCCTCTATCTCAGCAAGCTCGAGAAACAGAATACCGTAGCTCTTCGCCAACACATCGAGCTTAATGCGCAATTCTTGTCCGTCCCAGCTCACTGTTCCTCCCTCCCCCGCCGGTCAAGTGCGTCGTAGAAGAGGTCGCCCCTCGTGAGGTACAGCAACCACTCAGCCTCCTCGTTGGACATGGACAGGATGGTCTCTTCTAGGTTCATCTCTTCCTCCCTATGCCTCAGCGAGCCATTTCACAACTCGCCGTTCTAGTTTTTTCTTTGTCATTCGCGCAACAAAAGGAATCTCCCCTCTTCGGTCCATTATTCCCGCCTCTACGTAATCTCCCTTCTCTGTATCCCACACGACCCACACGTCACAGCCCAAGCGCACAAACGTCTTTAGCGTAAGACGCTGACCCAACGGCAGCTTCGCACCACGCGGCTTGAACTCCATGATGAGTACATGGCCATGTCGCTCAAGCACGCAGTCCAGGTCAGTCGGTGCCATGCGTCCTGGCAAAGCTGGCGCTATCCAGCGGTAGTCGCGTAATCCCAAGTCCAACCCAGTAACATCGGTACCGCAGGTTGGACAGGTTCGAAGCGGGTCGTTCATTGCAGCTCCTCGTCCTTCATCGCCACGCCCTCAACGTGGTACTCTACCTCGCTCATCCCAGGCCGACGAATCTCGTGAATGCGCTTTCCTTGGGGCGTGCGTCCGCGGTAAATGGTGTACTTCGGCCAAGCACTTGTACTTCGGGGACTACCGCCGTCGTTTACCAGCACGACCTCATGATGGTCGAGCAGCCGCTGCTCTAGCTCTGTGACGCGCTTCGACAGCCAATCGATACTCTGATGCGACTCAGACGCCGTGTCAACCAGTGCCTCAAGTCGTGTAGCTAGCCGCATCATCCGCCCTTCAAGAAGTTCGTGGTGGGTTCGTTGCGCCTGATGCGTTTCTCCTACGCGGTCTTCAAGCTGTTGTTCAAGCCGACAGACCTCGTCTCGAAGGTCCTGAAGTCCGTACTTACTATACCTCATCATCATCATCCTCCCACTCTATCTCAGGTCCATCCTTCTCCGCCCACGAGTGAACGTGGTGCGGCTCGAAGACTAGCGGTACGCTAAGAACAAAGTTATGTGCCGTCTGCGCTACCTTCCCCACGTATGCGAGCTGCTCGTCGGACGGCAGATAGTCAGCGACCCACTCCCACACCAGTTCGTCGTGTACCTGCGCGAGCAGTAGCATCTCGTCCTGCCACCGGCCGGTCACCATCACTCGCTGCAGTATGTCGGCAGCGCTGCCCTGAATGACGGCGTTGACCGCCTGTCGTTCGCCGTATCCCATCGCCCGCCAGTTTGCTACGTCCTGAAACGCGCCACGTAAGCGGCGACGACGACCGCCGATAGTGCGCACGTTACCGGACCGCTTCGCCTTAGCAATGACCTGGTCCTTCCAGCGGTAGTAGCCCCGGTAGAACCCGTGCAGCTCTGCTAGGTAGCCCTCAGCTACGTCCCTTGTGGTCGGGTAACCACTTAGGCTGAGCACCTGCGCCACCTTCCTTGGCCCTGCGCCGTAACCGATGGCAAAGTTCAGGGTCTTCCCGATTCCTCTCTCCTCTCCGTCTGGGTCCACGTTCTCCCCGAAGATGGCCTGTGCCGTAATGAGATGCGGGTCTCGGCCGAGTTGAAACACCTTAACCAGCCGGGGGTCAAGCGAGAAGTGCGCCATCAACCGCATCTCAAGCTGGTCGTAGTCCCCGATAACTAAGTTCCCGCGGAATAGAGCGCGCGTCTTCTTACCGAGCTCTCCCCGCGCCGGCATGTTTTGCATGTTGGGCTCAGACGAAGAGAGCCGGCCGGTTACAGTGCCCGCCTGGTTGTACCGTCCGTACACGCGACCCTTGTGCACGATGCGGGGAAACTTCTCGAGATACGTCGTTAGCAACTTCTCTCGCTTTCGATATTCAAGACATAGCTTACGTACCCACTCGTCGCCGGCGTGCATATACAGTAGCTCCGGTGTCGAAGTGGACGGCCGCTTGCCTTCCTTGCCCGTGACCTTGTCCTTCGGTGGCGGAGTCGCCGCCAGCCCTCGACCCTTAAGTATCCACTCGCCCTCGATGTAAAGCCGTCCGACCTTAGTCACCTCAAAGTCTCGGTCAGGGGGTAATGGGTCCAGGTCCATCGGCAGCCGGTCTCGTAACCGAAAGCTACGACTGAACAGGTAGGTCGCCAGCTGGTCCCCGCTGTTCAGGTTGAACGACCCCGGCAACTTGGCCTCGTCCATCAACTCCTGACCGAGGCGTACCTTCTCCTCATGGACCTCAGTTGCTAGAACAGCGGTCATGTCGAGGTCGACGGGCATGCCAGCACATTCCATGTCCACGAGAACTGACGTGTACGGCACCGACTCCTCTTCGAAGTAGTCCCACCACTCACTCTCCTGCAGCCGCTGCTTCAACTCGTCGTACAACGAGCGCAACGAAACGACGTCGTTGCGACAGTAGGCCTCAAGCTCTTGAACAGCCTTTGGCGTCCACGACCCCTCGGGAAACTCGTCGAGTCGATGACGTGTCCCGTAGTCACAGGAGAAGTAGAGCACTCCNCCGCTCTTATGAATTCGTTTATCCTTCGTAACGCCGGCGTACCGGTGAGTTAACCAATCCAGGTCGAGCGGAGTATTCTCATTCAGCAAGTGCGCCATGACTCGCGTGTCGTGAAGTGGACCAGCTATGTCGTAGCCGGTAAGACGTAGCCAACGCCAGTCAAATGTAGTATGTGCGACCTTAGTAATGTTGGGGTCTTCAAGCATCCGCTCGTGGTCGTGGTCAAGTATGGGGCCGCGCCACGACCAAGCATTATCATCGTCGCGGGCCCAGCCAAAGAGCAGTAACTTGCCGTCCCACGGCTCGCCAACGGTCTCGATGTCCATGAAGAGCGTCGTCACCTAGGCCACACCCTCTCGAATACGGCGATAACCGCCTGCACCGTGCCCGTGACGATACATGCCATCGCTACCCATCGAAATACCGTCATTTCTTTTCCTCTAGTAGGAATCGCACCAACCACGAGTTATCCCGAAGCAGCGACAGTACTCGCGGTGCCAGCTCAGATATCATCTTTTCTCCCTCGCTGTCCGCATCTCCATCAGGGTAGACAATGTCCATGTAAGTCTGCGTCCAGACGGCGTGTAGGGCCTCGTGAAGAATCGTTTCTGCCTGCCGGTCATAGGCAGTTGAGGGGTCAACGAGCATGATAAGACTATCTTCCTGGCACGCACCAACGGCATTACCCACCTGTAGTGCTTCCGTTGCGTTCTTATCAGACCATACGCGATAGGTCATAGGACCAACACGCAGCCTCTTGTCGTGCAGCCTCATCGTTTCCTCCCTCGCTTCGGCGGTTCGGGTTTCTCCCACGCATACATGCTAGGGTCTCGACGAGCGAGACAGTCGGGCAAGTTACAGAGCGGCGGGCCGGGACATTTCCAGCCGGGTGGTCCACCCCACAGCTCTTCCGCTCCCGCCGGCCAGTCCGGGTAGACCTCAAGCGCTTGCTTCACCATGTAGAGCTTCGGACGAAACTCTTCTAGTATCCGCTCATCGTCCCAGATATACGGCCGCTTAGCTTCTCGAACAGCACCGGTTGGGGTCACCATCTCTTCCTTGCGTTGGACCTCAATGAGTTTTGGTCCTTTCGGCCCAAGGTAGGCAACAACCGCGCGCTTAACCGGCGAAGTTCGGGGGTCAAAGGGCAGCTTCCCGTTCGGCACTTTCTCCCCCGTGTCCCAAGTTGACCACTCTTCGACATGCCTTGCGATGAAGGCGTACAGCTGCACCTGTTCGGTGTGGTGTCGGTACGGGTAGCCGAACGGCGGAGGATTGTCGGTCGTCTTGTAATCATATACAACGTCCGGGGTTAGCAGGTCCGGACTGCCGCTCAGCCGGATACCATCAACTGTCGTCACTAGGGTTGCCTCGGCGATGCCCGTCGCTCGAGTATACCGTTCGAGCGTACGGTGAATCATCGTACCGCGTAGTGCTCGATACAGGTCGTCAAGGCTGGCGATAAAGTCCACCTTGCGCTTCAGTATCTCAGCGCGCGGACATGGTGCTGTCAACGTCGTAGCGCTGATGCGGTCGCCGCGTCCCTTGATGTCCTGCGTTTCTTCCAGCACCGCCTTGACTAGCTCGTAGGTCCACGGCGACCATTTTGGGTTGGGGTCGAGCGAACGCTCAATTAGGTCGTCTACCGAATACCAGTTCGGTAGGCGCCCAGCCTTTGCATGCGACCTCTCATAGTGTGAGGGGTCCACAAATCCGATTATCGGCATTTTGTTACTCCTCCCGCAAACTATCTAGGTAGTCGATAAAGCTAGCGTAGTTCGCCTGTACCGCGTTAATTCGTACGAACTCCTCGCTGTCAAAATGAGAAGCAGTCCGTACGCCAACTTCGTCATAAAACTGCCAGCGTACAACACTGCTGATAAACCACTTTCGAGCAGACCCAACAACTGCTGACGGCTCAATGCGAAGGCCTTGAAGTTTCTTTGTGTGCGAGTTATAAAGACAGTCTCGAGCAATTTCCCAATCTTCTTTTGGAGGCCCAGGCTTTCCGCCAAGTGGCGGACTAAAGTGCGCGCCAAACATCATACTTCATCCACCTCAAGAACCGTAGCTGTCCAGTAACCCTGCCGGTCTTCCATTGCCGACTCTAATATCCACTCAAGCTCATCTGCATCGGGATACGGCCGGTCCGTCGCGTAATCCACTCGCAGTCGCACCACATATTCAGCTGCCATCGACCCACTCCCTTAGTCTCCTCATCTGTCGGCGGAATCGCCGAGTCTCTCGCCATACTGCAAACTTCGAAGGTGCCCGGGAAACGACCTCGCAGCAAGGGTCGGGGAACACGAAGCGGCCGTCGATGTCTAACTCTACGGAACGCACGAGACCGTGCGGACAGTAGGCGTTCACCTTCCAGCTAGCGTTATCCTTCGGTTCCATCATCCTTCTCTCGCTCCCACCAACGCTTCGACTTACCCTTTGGCTCAACCAACACCGCTCGAGCCTGTACGAAGTCCGGGTGTTCTAGCTCTAGGACGCGGCCGTCGTCCGCTCGCTCACGTACCGTGACCACGAACTCTTCGCCGTCAGCTGCCCATCGAGCAGCGCCGTCTCGGGTGTAGAGTCCTGGATGCTTTGCCTTAATGCACTGTTCACCACAGTGAACCTCTGGGTTCAGCTGGTCACACACCGGACCGGCCCACCGGCTGTTCTCGATGATGCCGTCGAGCTCCTCATCGGGCAACGGCGGGTCCGACCTCT